TATACGTTACCATTTCTTAGCTCCAGTTCTTTTTCCATGCAATTCTTGATTACAGTTGCAGGGTTACATAATCTTAGTACAGCCTCAAGGTGTTCTGTCTCCATCTCTGCCACAGATATGTAGCTTAGAGGTTGATCGCTGTTCTTACCATAAGTTCCCCACAGGACTACATCTCGTTGTACATCGTGTGGTTCATCATCATAAAGGTCTAGGCTTGTGTAGTCGTTGTTAGCAGATCGTCGAAGGTACTCAAGACCTCCATCAACCATGTACCCTTTACCATTCGCATCTGTGTAAGATACAAAGTCATGACGACGACGAGAGACTAGGATAGTCCCATCAGGTGTTTGGATTGAGTTACGGATAAGTCTACGACTAAGAAGCTTCTCGATGATTTGCTCAGACGCAGTAACCCAGGTCTCTTGCATTCCATTTTCGTAAGTATCTTGTTTGTAATTTTTAACAACCCAGCGGGCTACAGTTAGTGATTTGCCGTGTGGTGAGAGACACCATGTTAGATCGTTCGTCATAATTTTTATCCTTCTTTTTTTAATTTATGAAGGTATTATACGCGATAGAGAGGGGTTTGTCAAGAGATTTTTTAAAAGAGGGTGAGCAGTTTAGTGACATACTCAGGTCGGCCCTAAGGTAGTTAGGGCAATAAGTTCCAGCCGTGATTGGCTATGGCATTGAGTATAATGAATATGCAAGTGACCATATGAACCAGCCACCAAATAGTACGGACAATCGCAACACTGTCCGCTTGTTTATTAGTTTCTCCAACTTTTTCTCCTAGGGACTTTGCCCATATTCGCCATAGTTTTCGCATCTTAGTTTCCTAGCAAGGGCTTTTGTCCCTCATCTAAGTACCAAGGAATCTCAGTCCTGCAATCACTACACAGCTTCTTATTCATGCTATGTAGTAGTATCAAGTGTGTATTCTTACAGTTTGGACACTCTTTAGTAGTTTGTTTCATTTAGTCTTCCACCCATACCATTCGATAAAGTAAAGACAGTGTACGCGGCTCTCAAAAGATACTGAGTCCTCATACACGTCTGTATATTGTTGAAGATGCCACTGTCCTTGTGCTAGTGTTTGCTTACACCACTCTTGTGCCTCACGTCGTCTGTCTGAGTGTATACGAAATGTGTATTTCTGAGTAGATGTTTGCCATCTGCGCTTGTAATCAGATATTTCTAGAGGAGTCATTTTTTTCAAGGTTCCTTTTCTTATATGCTTTTTGTTTGTCCATCACTATTTCTGCCGCTCCATAGAACAGCCCACCTACAAATACTAAACCTAAAAAAGTTGATATTACGTCTATCATGTTTCATTACTCCAAAAAATATCGACTAATACCTGTTCGAGCATATATGCTTCAATTTCCCACGGGGTCTCAGCGTACTCAACCGACTCGTAGTCTTTACCCTTGTAGTAGTAGTCATCTGCGTTAATCTCGCCACGAATAAACTGACGAGAGTGAATTAGTTCATGTGCTAGGTTAGAAGCAAGCTCCTGGTTACAGAAAGGAATTGATTCTCCGCACTCAAGTTTGTAGTTCTTTGCTAGTGAGATCTCAACTTCTTTAGTATCGCCTGTACAAAGCCCTGCATAATTGTCTTCAATGTTATCAACCCAAGTAATCTCGATGTCTGCAACAGGGTCTGAGCCTTCAAATAAAGCATTCAGGCACTCGACAATAAAGGGGTCGAAGGCAGGGTTTTCATTAAAGTATGTAATCATTGCTTAGTTCTCCAGTTTATAAAGAATTATACGCCACTTTGGGTACTTTGTCAAGAACTAAAATCGGATGTCACGGCTCCACGCTACGTCTTTTTCTTTCTCTTTGCTTTGCGGCTGACTGCTTTCGCTTTCGTTTCTGGGCTGGCTTTTCATAGAACTCTTTCTCTCTGTACTTGAAAAGCACTCCGCTGTCATTGACCTTTCGTTTGAAAAGGCGCAAAGCCCCTTCAATATTATTGTTTTTAACTTTGACTTGCATTTATTCATCATCCCAATCGTCTCGATCTCGTACCAGTATCCACAACATTAGGGCAATGGTAACAATTATAAGTTCTGTACTCATTTAAAACGTACTCCTCTTTTTCGTAAATAAGAAACCTGATTCCGTATCGCTGTCTCGCTACGGTCAGGGATCATGTCCATCACCTCCTCGATACTAGCATGGAAGTAATACTGCTTCAGATTTTTGCGTTCTTGCTCTGACCAAGGCTTCTTTTTATATTTTTTCATGGGAGTATTATAAAGCAGAAAAGGTATTTTGTCAAGAGTTAATTTCGAGTAGCTTAAAAATTATACTTGACAAAGTGGTGCTTTTCATGTATAATTCGTGTCTAAGAAGTAGGAAATTTAATTGAGGTACACTTAAATAACTGTTGACAAGAAGCTATTTTGCGCGTATAATATCTTTTTGAAATCGAGCTAAAAGGAAATTTTATGATTGAGTACGCAATTTTTGTATTCTGCCTCATTGGTTGTGGCATCACTTGTCACAGACTAGGGGAACAACAAGGCATGAGTGCTGTTATTCAGCACCTGGCAGAGACAGGACAAATAGAGTTAGATGATGAGTAATGTAGAATTAGTTCGAGAGCTTAACATGAAGGGTGAGATGGTGTATACCTTAGTAGACCCTGTGACGGATGCAGTAGTAATGAGATGTACTAGCGCGGCGTTAGCAGAGAGATGCTTAGAAGACCTACAAAAATATGGTTACATTAAAAACAACGGGAGTTAGAAAATGCCAGTAAAATTTAAAGAGTCACAAACAGTAGTAAATCGTCAAACCAAGAAGTCAACTATACAGCATTTTTATATGCACGCTCAGCCTACTCCTCTTTTACAAAAGACATTAGCTGACGACAATACTCGTGGACCTCGCAAGCAGAAAATTCGCAATGAGTTAGTACGCCGAGGTGCGCCACTGCAGGCAACGACTGAAGCCTAAGGATTGGGAGTTCCCAGTCGAAGAAGTCATGTCCAGGGTGTGAAGGTGCACCTTCCCGCCAGAGGAATGCTAGTAAACCCCTCTGCAAGACCGAAGATCGGCTTAACAAAGGAGTACAGTATGCGTATTATAGCAGCTCTATTTGCTTTCTCTCTATTAGGTGCGTGTTCAACAATCGACGCAACTATTGGTGGTGGAAAGAATCTAGTATCAGCAGTAATTACAGATACTGCTGGAGTTCTATCTTATACTTTAGATACCACATCTACAGTATTGAAAGATGTTAGTTCCAGCACAACACCAGAAGAGAAGTAGTAGCTGGGGGCGCAAGCCCCTAGTTTTTAACGGTAGAGGAGGCCACCGCCAAGTGCTTCCAACCAAGAAGGGCGTTAACGCGCTATGGAGATAGAAAAGTGATAGTAAGAAATGAGGCCGCTTGCATATTTTGCAACGTGGTTACAACATTGGGTTGTTTAGCCTTGCCGTTTTTAACAATATACGTCAGCCAGCTATAAAGAGGAGAGCACATGAATATAGAAAGATTACAGAAGCAGTTAGAGATTGATGAAGGGGTGGTGTATAAGATTTATGAGGATCACCTAGGTTACGCTACATTCGGTATCGGGCATTTAATAACCACAAACGACCTAGAGTCAGGTCTAGAGTTAGGCACGCCAGTGAGCGAAGAAAGAGTAGCCGAAGCATTTAAGTATGACGTTGCGATCTCTGTCAGTGAATGTCAGGTTCTATATAATATGTGGGATACTTTTCCAGAGGAAGTCCAGGAGATACTAGTCAATATGATGTTTAATCTTGGACGACCTCGACTTACCAAATTTAAGAATATGAAGAAAGCATTGGACAGCCGATGCTGGGAACTTGCCGCTACAGAAGGAAGAGACTCCTTGTGGTATCGCCAAGTAGGAAACCGTGCAGAACGGTTGATGGGAAGACTGGAGAATGTTACAAATACTTAGTGCAGTAACAGGGCTAGGACAAACCTGGCTTGAAGGAAAGAATGCCAAGTCGAAAGCCAAAGCAGAGGCAGAAGCAACAGTAATGGTACAGGCTTCTCAGAGCGTCGCAGACTGGGAAGCTATCATGGCTCGCAACTCTGGAGGTTCATGGAAAGACGAGTGGTTAACCATACTCTTTAGTATCCCTATGATACTATGTTTCTTTCCCTCGACAGTAGATTACGTCTCTGCGGGGTTTGAAGCCCTCAATCAGATGCCGTCCTGGTATCAGTACACACTCAGTGTAATTGTGAGCGCATCGTTCGGTGTTCGTTCAGTTGTTGGATTTATGAATAAGAAGAAGTAACAAATGTTTAATGAAATCTTTCACACTCGTCCTGATCTACGTCCTGTAGGTCAGGACATTTTATTAGCTAAGTTCCTAACACCAACGGGCGCTGAGTATCTTCGTGCTTGCGTACAGGCTGTAGATACCTGGACTCCTAATGCGAGAGATAAAGAGTACTTCACACAAGACATACATCTCAGTAAAGACGTCCCTGATATATACGAAATGTTAAGAGATCAGCTAAATGATGTCATACTTCCCTCCGCTGTAGACCACTGGAAGTGTAGCGGTGCCGTTGTAGAAAACCTTTTTGCAATAAGATATACTCTCGATACTCAAACCAGCCTAGACTTACACCACGATGACAGCTATATAACAGGTAGTGTAAAGTTGAATAATAACTATGAGGGAGCAGCACTGTATTTTCCTGAGAAGAAGTTCACTAATGAAGATATAGAAGTAGGAGACATACTGATATGGCCTGGTCAGATAACACATAGACACGGCTGTAAAGAGTTAAAGTCTGGGACTAAGTATGCCCTTACGATATGGACTAAAGAATGTACCGAGTAATAGAAAACTTTCTCACACCTACAGAGTTACAAACATTAAAACTGGAATCTGTGAAGTGCGCCACTAGTACACAAGTTGTATATGCAGACCGCTTTAGAGAGCTACATCTCAAAGCACTCTGTGCAGTTGCAGACTTTCTTGAAGACCCAGAGCTTGAACCTATGCTAGTAGAAGAGTGGTCGTTTCATAGTGACTATACTCTGCTACCAACAATACACCAAGATAAAGACGAAGGATTGTTTACTGCAACAGGAGAGCTATCTTTTCCTGCTTGTAGTTGTGTGCTTTATCTAAATATCAAAGACCTCGAAGGAGGCAGACTAGTTATAGGAGAGAATACAGTAGTTCCTCAAACAGGTATGCTAGTATTACTCGCTCCCGAAATATGGCATGAGGTCGAGGCAATCACATCAGGGGTTCGCCATAGTATAAACTACAATTTCTGGAACATACCCTTATATAGTTCTTGACATCTTAGGTTAAATCTCGTATAATATCTTTTCAAATTTAGGGAGAGTACCATTGAATTTATTTTACCTTGACGAAGACCTCGACAAGTGTGCAGAGTATCATGTAGACAAACACGTCAACAAGATGATCCTTGAAGCAGCTCAGCTTATCAACACAAACCTCTGGATAGATCATCTATTCGGATTTGTGCCACGTCCTATCACTAAAGAAGAGAATGCTGTATTACAGACTACGCGTAAGTACTGGAAGGACTTTCCTATGGAGGAGAGACCATTCCCGTATCTTCCTACTATGCAGAATCACCCTTCTTGTGTGTGGGTACGCTCTTCCCTAGAGAATTATTACTGGACAAACTGTTACGCCTTTGCTCTCGGTAGCGAAGCACACTATCGTTATGGTAGTAATCACAAGAGTCTAGCAATGCTCCGTGCCTTGCCAGACCCAGAACACATGGAAGATCACGGCTTTACTCAGTTTGCACTTGCAATGACTGAGGAGTTGAAAGACGATGATGATCCGATACAGGCCTACCGCAACTTCTATATGCTTGACAAAGCTACATTTGCTGCGTGGAAGCATAGAGACAAACCAGAGTGGTGGGACGAGGAACTAGCCGACTATGACAAACGAATTTCAGGACAATAAAATGACACCAGAAGAATTTATAAAAAAGTGGGGGCACGTAATGCTACCCGTATTGATAAGGATGAGCGATAAATGACACGAGTAAAACTTATTTCAACCTCTAGCCCTGACTTGATTGGGGACATTGCATACATGGCTAGAGTATCAAATCCAGCTAACCAGAATAACAGCCTGACTTCTCAGAAGTTAGTAGCGTATCTGATTAAACACAAGCACTGGTCTCCTTTTGAGATGTGTGGTATTACTCTAGAAATCAATACCACTCGTGACATCGCTCATCAGATCGTGCGTCATCGTAGCTTTGCATTCCAGGAGTTTAGTCAGCGTTATGCAGACCCTGCAGAGATGGGATACCCTTTTGAGATGCGGGAGTGCCGACTACAGGACACCAAGAATCGTCAGAACAGTATTCAATCTGAGGATCAGTTGCTACACGAACACTGGGTAGCACAACAGAAGAAAGTAATTGATGCAGCTGCGGGTGCGTATGCTTGGGCTATTGAGAACGGCATAGCTAAAGAGCAGGCTCGTACTGTATTACCAGAAGGACTCACTAAGACTCGTTTGTATATGCACGGAACTCTCAGGTCTTGGATTCATTTTATAGACGTTCGTACCACGCCTGGTACACAGAAGGAACACATGGATATTGCTAGAGCATGTGCGTATGAAATCAATCCCATGTTTCCTATGATTAAGGATTTTGTACATGACGAAGATGATCAACATAGCACCTAGTGGAGAACTGCCTGTGTGGAAAGAAGAAACAGAGATTAAGTCGCTACGGGGTATCCTCAGACAAGAGGGCGGTAGTCACTACGAAACACCTATTCAGCCTATACAATATATTCATGCGAATGATTTAGGTTTTATAGAAGGTAACATTATTAAGTATGCAACTCGGCACAAGAACAAGAATGGTGCAGAGGACATTAAAAAGATTATACACTATTGTGAACTATTATTGGAGCTAGAGTATGGCAAAGAGAGTAAAGAAGAAGAGCCACGAGAATCTCTCGAAGGTAAACATAGAGAAAGTTATAGCGCTTCTAAACCCCAGTTCTTCCCAGACGGATACGCCAAAAGCAATAACTAAAAAAGAAGCGTGCGAGATTCTAAACATCTCATACAATACCACTCGATTGAATGCAATCATCGAGGGTCATTTGGAGCAGAAAGCATATGTTAAAACGCGTAAAGCACAGAATCGTGGTCGCCCTGCGTCTGACGCAGAGATTTCTGAAGCAGTTACTGACTATCTGTCAGGAGCGAATGTTACAGATATTTCCAAGCGTCTTTTTCGTTCCGTCGGGTTCGTACGAGCTATTCTTGAGGGAGTTGGAGTCCCGCAACGACCGACAGGCGAAGAACGAAAAGCAATAGATTACTTCCCTGACGAGTGTGTATCTGAGGACTTCGATGATGGTGAGATCGCATGGTCTGCTATCTACCATAGTGCTGTAAAGGTAGGCAAGCGTATGACTCAAGAGTATCAGGATAGTAAGCCTGGTCTTGCGACTGTAGACTATGAAGGTAAGTACTCAACTCCTGTGTATCAAATCTATGTTGTTCAGAAGGTTGATAGCGAGGATACCTTCTTTTCGAGCGTAACCCAAGGCGGCTTCAGTGCCTACTCTACAGCATACGATCTAGGTAAACTAGAACATTTGAAAAAGTATGGTGTGGATTTAAACAGGTTATAAAAAATAGTTCTTGACAACATGGTTGTTTTTCCCGTATAATATCTTTTCTGAAATCGAGGAATATATGGGACAAAGATTCTACGAACAACAGCTTGCAACCCTGGGTAACTGCCCGGGAAATAAAAACCCTAACAAAAGGAAACGAAACATGGCTTGGACAGATGAGCTAAAAGCAGAAGCAGTAAACTTATACGAACAGGCAGAGCCTACTCCAGAGAACAGCATGGAGATTGTAAAAGACATTGCTGACGAGCTAGACCAATCACCGAACGGTGTCCGAATGATCTTGACTAAAGCTGGCGTATACGTCAAGAAAACCCCTGCAGCAAAAGCATCTACAGGTAGTAGCTCAACTGGTGGCACTCGTGTCTCCAAAGCAGCTGCTCAAGAAGCCCTTATCGCTGCCATCACTGATGCAGGTAAGTCTGTTGACGAAGAGATCATCTCTAAGTTGACTGGTAAAGCCGCACAGTACATTACTACTCTACTTTCTGACGAAGGTTAATTTGTAATACCACCCTGCTAGATTCGTCTAGCGGGGTTTCTTTGTACCTAGAATAATGACCTTTAAGTATGTAAGTTACAATAATGATTGCTAACTACTACAAAAGGAAAATCTAGTGAAAAAGCAAGAACTAGCACGTTTAGTGCAAGACTATGGAGACGCTATCATTACCTATCGTAGTGAGCACTCCAGAAAGTTAAAATACAATGTCTGTACCCTAGACTTTTCAACACCTTATATTCAAGGCAAGAAGAATCGCGCTAAAGAGACTGAAGATACTCTTCTTTTCTTTTGCTGGGACACAGACTCTTATCGTTTACTTCGCCCCTCCGCCGTATCAAGCGTAGTGCCGCTGTCATCTATTCTCAAGAATGAAGGCAGACGATAATGGACTTGCACGAAAGCCCAGAGGCTTATTCTCGTGTAATACATTATGATACAGTAAAAGAGGTTCAGATCAGACTAACTATCAATACTTTTAGAGGTATTGAGTATCTTCACTTACGCAAGTACTATATGGACTTTGATGAGGAGTGGAAGCCAACACCGGAAGGTGTAGCTATGCCCCTTGACCTTAGTAACTCTCGTGAGCTTTTTGCAGGGCTTACAGAGATACTATCCCTCGCAGAGTCTAAGTCCTTGATAGAAGATAATTTTATGGATTTAATTGACGATATCTATAAATAGTTGTTGACAAACTTGGTGAAATTGCGTATAATATCTTTTCAAATTTAGGAGAAATAATATGCGAGAATTTTTAGACCAAGCAAGTAAACTTTACTACGAAGGTACTCCGGTACTCTCAGACGTAGAGTTTGATCTGTTGGCTACTAAACACAACTATAATACTGTAGGGTATAAGGTTACAGATGCTGTACCTCATACTTATCAGATGTATAGTTTACAGAAGTGTTTTGACTTGTCAGATGCTCCTCTCGACGTTAATGAGTGTACCCGCACTCCTAAATTAGATGGAGCAGCAGTATCTTTGTTATATGTAAATGGTCTACTAGAGTTAGCTTTAACTCGTGGAGATGGTATACAAGGTAGAGATATTACTGACAAAATGGCAGAGCTAGTGCCTACTAAACTGCATCGTGTAGGTCGATTTAAAGACTTATATAATGGAGTTGTGCAGATTACTGGCGAAGTCGTTGCTCCTAGTAGTATTCCTAACTCACGTAACTTCGCTTCGGGGTCGCTTGGTTTGAACGACATTGAAGAGTTCAAAACTCGCCCTTTGGTCTTTGTAGCTTATGATGCTTTCCCTCATTCCGTTCCTACGTGGACTAATGAGATGGGCATTATCAGAGCTATGGGACTGAACGTAGTTACAAACTTTGATGTTACGGACTATCCTACTGATGGCGAAGTATATCGTCTCAGAGATACTCGTGACTTTGAAGAATTAGGGCATACTGCTAAACACCCACGTGGTGCTTTCGCTCTTAAAGAGCAGAAGTCGGGTGAGATTACCACACTCCTCGATGTTGTGTGGCAGCTTGGTAAGAGCGGCGTTGTTAGTCCAGTAGCGATCTTAGATCCTATTGTGATTGGTGAAGCTACTGTATCTCGCGCTACGTTGCACAATATTGAGTATATACGTGACCTCAATCTTGAGATTGGTTGTCAAGTAGAAGTTATACGGTCTGGCGAGATTATACCTCGCATTGTTGGTAGGGTTGATCCTTTTTGACCTTAGAAAAAATAATTGTTGACAATAATCTTAAAAGTCCGTATAATACATATTCAATTTTAGAGGAAAGACCATGACCAAGATCGAAGC